TCGCATCGTCCGGCGGGGTTGGTGTGGTGGGCGTGCCGGTAAACGCCGGGCTGTCCAGTGGCGCTTTTGTTTTCGTCTCGTCCATGACGGTTTTGACGGCTTTTGGCGTGGCTGCCAGTTCCTCGCTGTCGTTGTCTGTATCACTACAGAGTTGCACCAGGCCTTTTTCTGTTGTGGAAGCATTGCTTCCCTTCAGGTCATCAACTATCCGTTGCGCCTCGTCCTTGTGCTGTTTCGCGCTCTGCTCGCTTTTTGCTGCCGCTTCGGCGCTGGCTTTTGCCTCGCCGGTCAGCGTTGCGGCTTCATCGAGTTTATCAACAGCCTTATCGACGATTTTGTCTGCGTCTTTAACAGCCTGATCTGCGCGGGCCGCATCCTGTGTGGCAGATGACGCCAGTAATGCCACCTGATTTTTATCTTCGGCAACGGATTCTGCATTCTGCTGTACGTTATCCGCCAGTGTCTGGCAGGCGCTCTTAATTTGTTGCGCATCAGCGACATGTTTCCCGGCCTGTCGTTCGCTCTCCGCTGCCGCTTCCGCGCTCTGCTGCGCCTGCGCCACCATTTCCTCAAAGCGTTTCACTACATCCGGCTTTAAATCACCTTCATCAAGGGCAGTCAGAAAGTCGTTCAGCGTACCGGGCTTTGAGTCGTCGTATACAGCAATGTCGCCAACACAGTACTCGTCGCGCCAGTCCTGTTTCAGATATACGCAATATTTTCCGGTCTGCGCTTTAAAACAGTACTCGCCACAGTTTCCTGTCACCACGTCGGAAACTGTGCGCATCACCACCTCTGAGGTGTTTACCCGGGATTTCAGAATTATGTGGCATCCGGACATGGGGATGCCTGCGCCATCAATCAGCGCACCTGATATCACTACAGACATAGTTTTTCTCGCGATAAATTAAATCAGGAAGAGGCTTCCGGAGAGACGGGCCATTCAATGGCGTTATATGAGGTTTTATCAGTGATAATGTTGAAATCCATCGCCTGCAGCGATTTCGCGTAAATGCGGTACGCTTTCAGTTTCTCCCTGTCTTCGTCACTGATTAATCCCAGCAGCAGGTCTTTTTCCCATTCGCTGGTCATGATGCTGGCCTGTTTTAACAGTGCATCACGCTCATCTTCCGCTTTAAGTTTGTGGTCGAAAACAAATTCATCATTGCGATAAAACCAGTATCCCGACGCCTCAATGCGACGATTAGCGGTAATATCCGGCAACTCAATCACACTTTTATTTTCCGGGCAGATTGAGGTGATGTCTTTTCCGATCCAGACCACTTCGCCAGTTTCAACATAAATAACTTTCAGAGTGTCTGGCTGAAATTTTTCCTGGGCTTCGTGCCATTCCTGACCATCATCGGAGAACAGCCACAATAAAAATTTATGCTGTCGTGCCAGCTGGTATTGCTCAATTGTTTTAGGGTTTTGTGCCGTAAGATTTTTTAAGTGCATCATGATTACAAACTCGCTACATTTCGCCAGACACCATTAATCAGAACCTGCACCGGGCGTGCATTGGCCCAGTCCACACTTTGACCGCCATCAACACCACTCAGTAAATGACCTGATGGCGCATTTCCTCCGCGTCCAATACCAATGGCACCTCCCAGACGCACATCCTGCACGCCGCCATTTCGCTGCTGATAACGGGCATCGAAATTTCCATAGTTTGATGGGATCATCTGTCCATTTACAGCGAATGTGATACTGCCATCGGTATTTCTCTGGCTGTAAAAATGCCAGCCGGAATCATCATCAAGCTCTGCAACTACAGGTCGGGATGAATTACCCCATAAATTAAACGTTGCGTTTTTCGTGGAGTTGTTGGAGCTGTATAACGTGAATTTTTTAGCATTTCCGGCCTGAATATTTTTTAACGCTATCGCCACACCATTCTGGAAACGAAATACATGCTGTCCATTCGCATAAACATCCAGAATGCCGTCGCCGTTTTGTTTTATACCTGTATCGTTATCCCCGAAAGCAATTGAGTTTCCGCCCAGCGCGTTCTGAACGCCGATACCCAGCGCACCATTGACCTGAGAACCGCCGCCAACATACACTTTATGCGACATGTATATTTCACCCGTCCGCAGATTAATAGTGAACGGTCGAAGTGGACCAATATCGCCATTCTCGCCCTGACCTTCACTGGTAGGGATAAGGTGCAGGCACTCTTCCGAACGACGAAAAATCAGACCAAAGGCTTCGTTGAAAATCCTCAGCGCATTAAAACCACGGATTTTTAGTTCTCCGGTCATCAAATCACCAGATTTTTTTACATATCGCAGATCAAAATCTGAATAGATATTGCCAGGGTTTATCACGCTGAAATAGCTTTTCTCGCTATCAAGAAGACAAATTAAGGGAATGCCTTTAATGATATCGTTCGCTACCAGCCCGGACTTGTTCCCCTTATAAAGCGGGAACGTACCAAGAACCTTTCCGCCCAGTGTTAATTGAAGTGTCGCGGCATTGGTATTGTTCTGAACGGGGAAAACGATAATCGGGGCTCGTAGCGTCCAGTCTGTACCTCCATTAACAAAAAACGTCGCGGGAAGCTCCAGAGTCAGCGCGTTTGCAGTGCCGCCAGCAACTCCCGCAATATAATGACCACTCTGAAGCTGCGCTATCTGTACGAAATGGTTTTCCGAACCACGCGTGGCAAAGTTAGCCACAACGTCATTAAGGGACCAACCTTTCGCTGTTGTTCCTTCCTGCCCACGAATGACTTTCAACACATCACCGCTTACCGATACCAGGTGACAAATCTCAAATGCAGACTCTTTATTATCGGTAAGCGTAATTTTTGCATAGACACGTTGCCCGTTCGATTTATTTTCAAAATCGGCAGAAAGCAATTTTGCAAATTTAGCCCCTGTACCGGGCATTACCGGAATATCAGTCTGAATCGTGGTGATATCACCAGCCAGTGCTGAAACAACGTTATTGCCAAATCCAAGAATCATTTTTGAATCACCGTTGTTGCATAGGAATAAATAAAAGGGAATTTTACATATTTCTGGTCAATGGCATCTTTCAGAAAATAGCCTATACCATCGCCATACTCTGGTATCTGAATAGAAAAAACGCTGTCCGATACTGTCACACTCACATCAAAAGTGTGCTGCAACGGCGGGTCTATTCCGTTTTTTCCATGAATGAACCGCGCCACACGTCGCTTTAACCAGTCAATGCAGAAATGCGAACCGTCAGCCTTATAAAAATTCCACGTTAATATTCGTTTGAAATAATCATCAGGTACATACGATGCCTGCCCCGGAACATAATTCCGCATTGCTGCATACGGGATCGTATTGTATTCAATGGTATCGTATGCGCCTCGTGCAATAGCCTCCTCGGAAACCTGTAGTAAAGGCCTTTCAACGCCATAAATCCCGAGTGCAATCCAGTCCAGCAATTGCCCGGTTATTGATTCCGATGTCCAGCATGGCAATGCCAGATTGTTGAGTGAATCGAGGTATTCCTGAGCAATTTCATTGTATGCATCAAAGAACGCAACAACATTCGGATCATCTCTGTACTGCACAAATGGATAAGCAGGGAGAATTTTCTCAGTCAGATATTGCATACTTGTTGACCTGAACCTGTGATGCCACCGTTGAAAAATAGGAATAGGTATCGCCATAAACCAGGCTTGTGTCTTTTGCCGGAGGAACAATATGGCCGTTAATGCCAATGCTCACACTGATTGTTGAGATCAACGTCGCATCAACCAGCAACCTGACAGAACTGGTAAAAATATCCTGGATACGCAGAAGATTTATCGGGTGTCCGACTTCAATTGAATTGATGTAATCAGCAACGTTTTGTTGCACTGCCATAGCAATACCCGCCGGATCAACATAATCATCAGACACCGTGTTCCAGGTGATTAGCACCATGACGTTTTGTGATGACGGGATAACGAACGGCACCTGATAAACGTCCGGCGAAACGGTTATTGAAACCGTGCGTTTTTCCACTGCCGCACCGGATGGATTGCTTACATCGTTGGTCAGTTTCGAAATATCCGGTACGGATTTGTAAATCGCATAAGCCACATCATACGGATCACCGCCACCAACAACCGCAACCCATTTCCCCAACGACGACTGCCGGAAAGAAATCAGGTTTTCTCGCACACCGCTTACTGATTTGAGCATCGCTTTAAAGCAATCCGGTGTTCCCTGCACACCAAACATGCCGGACTCCATGACTTCGGCGCGGTATGATGCCCACGTTTGCGCCTCCTGACCTGGCATCCCTGCGGTTAGGTTGGTGCATTTTACAGGCTGGTCTTTGGGTACTGATGTAATGACCTGCGTCACGGTCCCTTCCGGTACAGCCCATGAGCCTGACGTAGTGGCCACACAGTAGACTGGTTCAGTCTGCCCACTTTCCGGCACCACCGTATCGCGGGAAACCGCATACTGGTAGTTACCGTCTCCAACCACAAATCCTTTAGGGATACCAAACCCCGGCAACGCCTCAAACACCACGTATACCGCCGTATTTGTACTTAATCCCTTCTGTGCTCCATAAATGTTTCCGAGTTGCATCAGTAGAGGAATATTCGCGCCGTATGGACTGACGGAGTTAATAAGATCCACTCGCGCCTGATCTATTAATGCCAGCGCCCCGACAGCCGTGCTGGCAAGGTCTGTAATAAGCCCCGCCGGAAGGTTGGCTGTATATCCAGGTACTTTTTCAGCAACTCTGGTGATAAGATTCGCAAGCAAATCATTGGGTGGCGTAGGCTGCGCACCCGCACTGGTCATAGTAATTGGTATTTCTGACATAATTAATCTCAAGAGGATTTTATGAAATTTAACTCATTAGGGATTTTGATTAGCTCACTGCTATTTTCTGGTGTTTCTCATGCAATTGATGCCACAGAGAGAATGAATGACATTCAACAGTTCGGTAAATGGTATTATGCTGAATTTACCATGCCTACCACTATGGCTTATCGTATTGGTGTTGAATCCAAATTGCCACAGGATAAATCAACTTTATTTATTGATATATCACCATTAACTCAATGTGAGCCCGGTGATGTAACTATCAATCATTTTATTGGATATAAACAAATGGATTTACCACCGTTCCTTCCTGTAAGTTATAAAATCAGCGGACAACAAAAGCAGGACTCTATAACAACCCCATCTATCAATGAGGGTTACTTGTTCAGTCCTATTAGCTCATTAAAGATTAGTGATTTGTTAAAAGCTAAAGGGAAAGGTAGTTTTTCTTTTTGGTACACTCCGCCAGCTGAAAGCAAAGAAAAACCACAAAAACTATTCTTCCCATTAGATGGCCTCCCGGAAGCATATAAAGCTGCAATCAATTCCTGTAAAGAAAACATGTAAAATCAGGCGGTGATATTTATGAAATTGAAATTTTTATCCCTACTTCTTTTTGTGAGTTTTTCTTCACACTCATCTAACATATCAAGAATAATATGTAAGCCATCTAATAGCAACGACACCGCAACCTCCGCAATCTGGCCCCAACCTTACCTTTTAAATGATAAATTATGCTTTAATATTAGAATTGACTCTGGAAATGCATGTGTTGCCGATGGTAAAAAAACAACGTGGTTTACTGAATCAGTAATTATAATGCAAAACAACGAATCATTAGGCCGTGATGATACTTGGTTTAGAGTCAATCGCCCAACAATTAATGACCTACGTATAGAATATACTGTCGAGGCATCTAGGGATAAAGTTAATTGGATTCCTCAATCTCACGTAACTATTAATCGGATTTCTGGAGAAGCTATTGATTGGGCGATTTATGAACACGGCGGAACGTCTTACCAGTGCCATCTTGAGGGCAAAAAGATATGATGCACTATCATTAAATTGACTACGGCATCCAACTCTGGCTACAATCCGAACTGAGGCGTCGAAACCTCTTACAAGCGGTACGCAACCAACCCCGTCAGTGTTGGATTTTTTATGCCTATTTTTTCAGTGGTTGCATCATGTGCAACCACATCCCCGATCAATGTCGGGAGGGCGACGAATACAACACCCGAAAGGGGAATAAGTCCGCGGTACTTGTAGCCGTTTCGAACCTCCCGACGCCACTTTGGTTCTTCTTCGAAAAAGATACAAGAGGTCATCATGACAACCCAACTGATCCCCGTTTTCAACGGAACTATCTCAAACGAAACCACCCTTCTATGCAACGCTCGCGATCTGCATGCCTTTCTCGAAGTAGGTAAGCGCTTTGCCACTTGGATCACCGAGCGACTTAGCGAGTATGAATTCGTAGAAAATCAGGACTATGTGATTGCTTCCCAAATTCGGGAAGCAAAAGGCCGGGGAGGCCACAACCGCAAGGACTACCACCTCACCCTGGACACCGCCAAAGAACTGGCAATGGTCGAGCGCAACGAAAAAGGACGCCAGATCCGCCGATACTTCATCGAGTGCGAAAAGAAACTACGCAAAGAAACTACCAGCACACAATCCCCTCTGAATGTTGACATCATCATGCGCGTCAGAAACGGATCGGTTACCCACATTGAGCATCACAAATCAGGCTCAGTTATAACCACAGAATGGGCAATTCACTTACTACGCAAAAGTGGATGGATTGTCATGCCACGCGATGAACTTCTTAATACGCCACTGGCCCAATTGATGCCCGAAAACTTGCCTCAAACCGGAACCTGCGTCCGGTAACTGGTTCCGTTAAAAAACACAACATCGATGTTATAGGTGGGGTTCTCTGCCCCATCCACTTTTGAAATTGCCAGCGATGCAAAATACCCGGCATACTGTTGCTGAACCATGTTCACATAGTAGTCCGGGTAAATCTGCTGCACGATGCACTGCTGCGCTGGAATGCCGTAATTCGCGTAAAACGGCGACTCCCCCAACCCCAGCTTTAACGTCTGAATGAGCGTCGTCAGCCAGCCGTAGGAGAAATCACCGTTGGCGTCAGATTCTATAGCAACCCATTTTTTGTTGCCGTTCGCGTCGGTTACGCGGCCCCATGTTCTCATCGTGCCCTCACCACCATCGGATCTGGCCAACAAAATACCCAGACGCCAGAATCAGAAAGACCAACCAAATAAGCAAAAACTTCCAGGTGGATAATTTTTCAGCCATAACTCGAATCTCCCGAATCAGTTTGCTAAAATCAAACACGACTTCTCCTTGCCTTATTCAAGGTCAGAAACAGAAAACCCCGACTGGGCCAACAGTCGGGGTTTTCGTTTTATGGGTAGTATTTAAAGTGAAATGAACCGGTATTAACCCGGATTTGGTTTCTTCGACGTGATCGTACTGCCACCGCTTTGAACACCAGTCACATCGTGACTGTGGCTGCTGGCGCTCACGCCGTTGATAACTGCATCTTTCTCGACCTTAAGAGGACCAATCAGCGAAGCGGTTGTATCCTTCATCTGGGCTTTGTCCTGGACGATCGGTCCGTTGAGGTGAATTTGACCGTTCAGGAAAATATCTTCGGCCTCGAGGTAAACTACCTTCGACTTTTGCCTGATTTCTTCCGGCGCCACCGTTACCGAGCTGCTTCCGTCCTCTGTTTTAATAATTGCGCCGTCAGGACCGTATAACACAATTTTTCGCGGATCTTCTTCGGACCACTCCTTGTTTGCCAGAGGCACGAAAAACAGCGGTGTCAGCGACATCGAGTAGGAAAGAGTCGCCATTCCTGTCCCTAATCCGGACACACCGCGCAGGGATACATCGGCGGCGATCGTCACTCCCTGATCTCCTGGTTGTATCGGGAAACGGATATACGGGAACGTGGCCACAGGTATTGTTATCTGAGGAAAGGTGATCCCCTCTGGCAACATATCGAACTGAACAGTGACTATCTGACCGTTCACCGCCACCACATGACAGGGTAATTCCCGTCCTTTCAGCTCGGCTTGCTGGTTACCAGAGCTGGTCATCATCTCCGACAACGTTCGGAGAAGCGGTAATTTTTGAGCGTTTGACATTACCCCCTCACCCAGTTCTCAGCATATGCCTCGAAAACCGTCACCCAGGCATCGCCGTCAGCAGTAAGATATGCTCCAATGTGTCTGACAGACTTAACCAGAAATTTTCCGGTGAACGTGGTCGAATTTTTGGAGATAACACTGGGGGCTGTTGTGTTAGCCATCACAATCGACGCAGCGCCGGAGTAAAGCCCCTCCGGCAATTTAACCACATCACCACACCTGATATCGCCCCGCAGAGGACATTTGAAACTGACAGTAAACGGCGCTATCCAGGTCGGCTGCCCAATCAGTTCATGGGCATGAATTGTTTTGGGCTCTCCCCACTTTGCTGACGCGTTATCGTAAATTCGTATTCTGTCTGAAAGGATGCTGATGGTAACTCCACTATATTTCTCATCGCGTATCATTGCGATTGAAGCACTACGGAGAACCATCGCCAGCGAACCAATGTCTTCGTAGGTTCCATTCCACGGCTCTGGCAAAACGAGGCTGTCGCTGACGGTACAATCGATCAATTTATTCGGAAATGCCTTTTGCAACGCGCGGGAGATAACATCACCCACCTTTTCCCCGGTTCGCCCTTCGCCCTTGATAAAGAACGGTTTACCGTCATCGGTTTTGCGTATGGTGGGGTTAATGACCAGATTTAAAGTCTGGTTTGTGCCAATCCAGTTGGCGTAGGCCAGATAAATTTCACCATAGATTACTTCACCCTGTTGTTCCGGGTTTGCCAAAGGCAATCCCTCAACAAAGCCCGCTTTCATACGGACCAGACACCCCTGCAAATTCACACTTTGCTTCAACATCTCGATTGGTAATCCGTAGATCGTCAGCATCGTGCCAGACCTGACTACATCCAGGCCGGTTACTTCAAAGTCAAATTCAACATGTAACCCACAACCTGGTGTCTTACTGGTATCAAAAGGCCCGATAGGTTTTCCGTTGCTATCCACTGGCGGCTTGCCTGTTTTAGGGTTAATGATTTCCAGGCGGTAATAACGCATTACGAAACCTCAAACTGATTAGTACTTTCACGAAAAATGAGCCTTCCCGGCGCAAATAGAAGCGCCAGATTAATATCGTAACCATCAGGGGAAGCAATCAGAGGCGTATATACAATGACCTTGCCAGAACTGTCTTTCAGTTCCAGATAGTAACGGTTTGCGTACAGATTAAACGGAACGCGGGCGAATGTTTCATATTCTCCGATTCTGGCCGTGAACTGAAACGGACCTCGCCCGTCCGGTTTGAAAGGAATTAACGTTGTCATAAGCCAATACCAAACTCCTGCACGACCTGGTTCTTAATACCTGACCACGATAGCGGCCCGTCTGACGGCATCCCTTTATCAAATTTATCCAGAACGCTCGCCAGCGTCTTTACTGTTTGTTCGACAGACGACAATGGTTGCTCAAACTCAATCTGCCAGGTGTGCTGCACTTGCTTGTTCTGCTCAGAGAAACCGGATGTATCGATAAACGACCGCATCAGGCAGCGCGTGTAGATAAACGAGGGAGTCAGAACGGTGTAGCAACCGCCATACTGGTTATGCATATCAAGCGCCATTTTCAGCGCCGTAAACGTCATCCCCTTCGTGGTGTAGCCACCGTCCTCCGTTGATGCCGGACGGATCATCTGCATGACTACCCGGTTAGGCTTCCTGACGGTCGCATTCGCTGCCGTTACCTGGTTATAGAAATTCAGGTTGCAGATATCCTGCTGTACCAGCGTTGTCCCGGCCATTGGCGTGAATGCCACCATCGAGCGTGTATGAATCTCTCCATGCAGCAGACCGTTCGCTATGCTTAGGCCTTCGGTCAAAACAGCAATCGGCATTACCCCGCCGGGAATTTTCGACGCTATGCCGTCAACCAAAAGAATGGGCGAGACTTCAAACGCCAGTTTGAAAGCCTGCCCAAAGTAATTAAGTGACATCTTTTACCCCGGTATTTGTTGCGTTCCGGCGAGTTGTGCCAGTATGTCGGAACCCGGCGATTGTCGCACCTGAAGCTCAATTATTGCGCGGGCATTTTTGCCAGCACCCTGAAGGTTATCTCTGGCATTTCTTAGCTGACTCATAATACCAGGGTGTTGATCCAAGGCTCCCTGAATCTGAGGCAATAATTTAATTAAATATTTTACAGTCTCCATTCTCAAACTTAGATTTCCATCTCTATCAATACGACCTCCGTTATATGCCGTAAGCATTTTTGCCACATCGCCTTTATAACGCCGATTCAGATCATTTAAAAAGCGGCCAGCCGCAAGAGTGGATTTATTTGGATCATAAACATCATCACCCACCAGACCATACTGTTTTGCGGTGCTATCCCAGAATTGCCACAACCCCTTAGCGAATCTACCTTTTTCATCTGGAGTTCCTCTTGCCAGAGGATTCCACGAAGATTCAACTTCTGCGATAGCTGACATCATATTTTTAGGAAGTCGATAAGTATTATTGGCTTGCTCTACAAAGTTCTGAATATTTCTCTTTAAATCATTAGGCATACGGTAATTTTTATATACATCATCCTGTTTATAAAACTCACCCGTATACTGATTTGTCATCGGGTTTGCTCCCGGCAACGCACCACTGAGATATTTATTTCCAAATGCCGCAAGAACTGGATCTGCCTGTTCAGCACCAACTCCGGTTCCGGGGAGATATTTATCTTCCCCACCGATCCATTTGATAGCTGACCATATTGCTTTTGCAATCCGGCTCACCGCCAGAGAAAAATCGTCAAGATCATTTTTAAATTGTTCGCTATTCAGCCACTTACCAAGTTTCTCCAGCCCTTCGCCAGCCTCAGTGAGAATTTTCTGAAAATTTCCACCATTCAGAAAACCTTCAATATTGGATGTCAGCCCATCAGATGCACCTGTGATTAGTGGGTTATATCTGGCGAGAGCTGCATACCAGGAATTTGATATTCTGTTTCCATTTACCATCAGGTTACTCACCGTGTCCTGATAACCTGACTGCATAGCTGGCGTGAGGTAAGCACCGAGCAACCTGGTATTTGATGCAAATTTCTCGTTCAGTTGGGGGATCTTGTCCAGATTCGCTTCCACCTGGTTAGTTGTCGCGACATCAACAAATCCAAGCCCTTGTCCGTTGAGAATCCCCTGAGTAAGTCCTGAACCTTTATATCGCTTAACGAGAGATGCAAGCGCGCTCATAAGTTTGGGCAGATTCTTTGCAGCACCATCTCGCGGATCAATTCCAAGACTAACCAGGCCAGCATAGTTTGGATCGTTCGGGTTTTTCTGTGCGTTAGCCAGATGCTGAACCAGATCTTCTGTGCCAGAAAAATATGGCGAATAGGTGGCACGTGCGGCCTGCATTTGGGCGGTTTCCACCCCTAACCCCTGAGCCACGCTATACTGTGCTGCGACTTTACTTGCCATATAGCCGTAGCCAAACGGCCCCGCAACCCCTATTGCAGCTATTTTCGCCCCCCACGAAACCGTGGTTTTAAACAGGCTTTTTAACCGGGAATTAGTCGTTTTAAGCGTTGAATTGATCTGTTTGTAAGTTTTCAGCGTCCCCTGAGCGTTTTTACCCAGCCCGCTGAGGTACTTATCAAACATCGTTTCGCCGCGACCTTTATAGTTGCTCACCAGCGAATCAGGTGTTTTCCCGCTTCCAACAAAGCGCCCTTTTTCATCCCTTAAACGTCCATCAGTGGAAGCAGCCGAAACTGGCGCGGGTGAAGATGGTTTCCTGGGAGCCTGATTGGCATCTCCGCCTGTAGTTGTCTGCCGGACGCCACCTCCCGGATCTATATTTGAAGGTATTTTAAGAGGCGTACCGGCAGGGCCAATCATCAGCCCGTTGCGATACTTTTCAAATATCGCCTCAAGTCGCTTAAGATGTTCTTCATTAACGTCCAGTGTCAGAACTGGCATCTGATTACCTGACATTCAATACACCTCCCGGCGTCGTGCATTTACGCAGCTCACGAAACTGAGCTGCTGTTTTTACATTCAGACCGGAATTTGCCCAGATGTCGCTGAATCCGTCTCCGGCTGAGTAGTCGAGGATGTCGCTGATAACGTGCTCGCCGTCGCGCCAGAACTGGCGACAGGCTTCAATGTCGGCAATGAAGCAATCCATTCCGTAAGACTCAAGGATGAAGTGCGACTGTTCCACATTCCACTGACTGCCAGCATCATCTGCTCCGTCTGCTCCGGTGTGTTTATCGACGAGACGCATGTAAAAAAAACGAGTTCACCTGCCACATCATCAAATTCAACGATGCCGCGCTCCAGCGCCATATCAAGCGGGAGCGTGTCATAACCTTTCCCTTCGACTGGGTAAACCAGATTCGCAAGGCGAATGATTTCATTCACGAGCGTATTACGAACGCCCTTTTCGCCATCCCAGATGTTCATATCTGAGGAGATCCGTTCCAGCATAAGGCAGGCGATACGCGGACCCGCAACGACGCCAAGACCTTCAGAAAAAATGGCAGAAAAAGTTTTACTCAGAATGAAGAAATGCTCTTTAAACACCTCTTTGCTGATCGGCGTGGCATGGATCCAGCCGTTACCCTTTTCTGTCCGGACAGGAATAATCAGATTCAGATTTCGGGAGATTTTCATACCAGATCCCACATTTCAGAGTTGATGTAATACGTACCGGTAATGGTGATGGCCACACCCGGCTCGCCCCCAGCGAAGGTCATATCCTGCACGTTGGTGATCGCCGTGTTATAGATATCGAAGTCACCGAATACCGTGCTGTCGCTATACACTTTTGCGTCGCCGATCGTGGCGTTTTTTTCCCATTGCGCCTTGAATTGTTTTCCCAGCGCCTGGCTACGCAGCAGATGAACACGCGCCTGTAAAATCATGTATGGCTGCGGCGACTGCACAGCTCCCGTCATAGCGGGTAAAAACTCCGTGATATTGCCCTGAAAGGACAATTCGACGCCTTCTTTTGCCAGAAATGAGGCGGACACATTCAGTTCGGAATGAGAGGTGAATTTAACGCTGGCGCGAACCCGGTTAAGGGTGCCAACGGGGATCATTGGATTAGGCACGGTTCAGTCCCTCACGAAAGCTGCATTGTCACATTGATGTTAAAAATGATTTCGACAAATCCGCGCATCGGCGTATAGGAGGCCGAAAGGCCTGCATAACGCCCGATACCGTAATCATTCGGATTAGTGTTGATATACTGGCGGAAAGGCACTGCATCGACGACAGGCTGGCCGTTGACCAGGCCGTAAGATACGCCCGTATTGAACACCGCCTGTGCGACCTGCTGTAGACGGTCGATTCCGTCCTGGTTGTAGTAAAGCGGGTTAATTGGGTTATTGCTGCCGTTGATCACCGTGTTGGCGAGCTGCATATCGACGTTAATCTGCACCCAGTCTACGGAATACCAGTACGTCATATCGTTACCGTCACTGGTAACGCCTTTCACCAGAATCGTGTTGGAAATTCCACCCTCAGCACCCGTATCGACGTAGTTAATATTCTGCTTTGTCATCGTGGCCAGAATGGAATTTTTGCCCTTGTGGGCGTTTACCGCCTGCAGATAGCGAAATGCCATCGGCGGCACCTTGTTGATTTCTGAAGGTGATGCGGAAACATAGTTCCACATTACGGCTGCTGCCGCGTTTGTCGCCGGGTACGTATCATCCGCCGTTGCAATAACCGACTTAATACCGGCATAAGGCGAAACGTAATTCATGTCGTCCGGCGTTTTCGTCAGCACGAAGAAATACTGCATCGCTTCGTTGGCGGTGTGGAGTTTTGCCAGACTGATAAATTCTGCGTCACCATCCCACGGCTGCGGCACCAGATACGCATAAAAACGCAGGAGCGGATCTTCCATATAAGATTTCAGCGCAGCGATTTCCTTACTGACTCCGCCTTTCTGTACTCCCAGCTCCAGCAGGTAAATTCCAACTGAATTTCCCTGGGCAAAAAACGTGTTTACTGCCGTCACCAGATTTTCACTGCCAGCAATGGAAAACTGCCCCAGTGTCACTGGCGAACCGGAAAGCTGAGAACCAGTAATAGTCCAGGTCAGTGTTTTTTCATCCGTGACGGTAGCAGTATATTCGCCATTCCACGCGTCGGGCGAACACCCGGAAACAACAATTTTCACCTCAGAACTGTTTTCGCGTCGGATGTTGCTCCCTTCCGGAAGCGTCATCGTAACGGTGACGTTTGCCGCAGATTTTCCTGCGGCAGCCGCCGACAAGGCAGCAATCGGATTTTTAACCAGTTCGTTAATGTCCTGATTACGGGTGAGTAATACGGGTTTTCCCGGCTCATGAGTCGTGGAACCAAACGAGAGAACCGCAGACATCTGCTGCAAATTCGAGGGAATGGCCCCGATGCTCTGGGACACATTCACCGTGACGATATTAAATCCCATTATTTAACCTCATATTTACAAATAACTTTTTCAATCAACTGCCGGGACATTTCCCGGGCGGTGCTCTGGTAGTAATTCACGTCAAAATCGACAATCTTTTTCTTCGCCAGAGCGTTGATTTCAACCTGTCCCGACTTTGCGTCCTGAACCACCGGAATATTGGTTACACCAAACCTTTCCTCCTCCAGCGCCCTGTTCACCACCGAGTCGACAAGATCCAGCGCCATTTTGTTGCTGAATCCGTAAAGCGTCAGGCGAACCGAATCCTGGACGAGCTGAAACCGCTCACCGCCGAAAACAACGGGAGCCACCTGCAACGGAATACTGTTGCGAACATCCACCGCGATATACGGTGGGCGAAGGTTCTGCGGTACCAGGTAAGACGGATACACGGTCGCGGCATCTTTCATTTGCAGCCAGATCGGGATGCTGTTAGAGATGATCTGCTCGTCGCTGATATCCTCCTCGCAGTCGATAATCTGGGAACGCATGGTTGGCAAAATCGCCATGCCGCGATAATGAAAAATACCCGACTGCTGATAACGGCTCTCCATTCGTGAAAAAGCGAACTGGACGCCTCCGTACTCACCGAGATAGATCGCATCGGGATTTTCCACATTAAAATCATCAACCTGCTGAACAGGCGTGAAAATAATGTTGTTCACATCCTTCGAGACAGACTCGTCCTGAATCGCAATAACCTGACGATGCAGGCTGCCTTTGATTTTCAGACGAGTTGGTGACTCAATATTCAGGCGACACAGTTCATCGCAACTGATGATTTCCGCATTAACCCAATAGACAAAGCCATCCAGCGGCAGAACCTGCCGGACATAGAGCCTGAACGTGATTTCCTGGTCTGACGAGATGGTTTCAACTGCGGATTTAAGAACGGACGAGAGCTGCGAACTGTGCTGTTCGGCTAATTCCTCAAGACTCGGCATTATTATCTATCCACGCTATAAAGCTGCCCTTAAACAGGCCGCCGTCTATGAATGACGGACGCCGCTCTCCGGTATATTTATCCTTAAGCCTGGAGTTAACGCCCAGTAGCGCGGCCTGAGTTGGCACAGGGTTTCCGTTAATCGTCATCCCGGCCATTTCTTCAGTTTCAAGAAAAATATGGAAAATCTTCCCGCTCCCTTCCAGAAAATGCTCGCCAGGTAGCGGAGCCTTATACTTGAAGTGATTGACCAACTGGTATGCCAGTTCAGTACCTGCCTCCTGGATAATCTCGTCCTTATGCATTTCCCAGAAGTGCGTAAAAATTTCGTATCGCTCCTCGAGGTCACAGGCTACGTCAAACGTGGTTTTTCCCGGCTCGTCGCCGTAGTCATACGGCTGGTCGATAACCCCAAAACAAAGTTTCATGGCGTGTAACCCCATACCGTGCCCATCTGCATCAGCACCGCAACAACCTGTCGTCCATACGGATCCTGTAACATCTGCAAATCCAGCAAAGACAGATTACTCAGCGCATCGCTGATGGTGATCGAACCCGATGTCCCCTGGTCTGCTGCCGCACTGACAAGCCCAGTAGCCAGTTTCCCAATGTTGAGTTTTTTTCTCAGGTCGGCAAACCACGAGCCGGGAGCGAAATTCAGGAGAAATGAGGCGGCAGCGTTATAAACCGTTCGCACATAGATGATGGGTAAACGCTCCAGCCCCTGATCATGAGGGATTAGCTCCATCGCAGACTGAAAGCAACATTCCAGCGTCGGATCATCGTCAGCAATAGCATGAACCGGTACTTTCATGTCGTCACGAACAAAGCGAATAAATCCCTCCAGTGACGGACGCAAGGTCATTATTTTTTAACCTTAATATTTCGCTTTGTGCTGGGCGGATTTTCCTGTTCAGTGTTAATCGCTTCCCCGGTGATTTCCATTTCAATACCACCCGGTTGAGGTTTTTCGCCACTCTGAATCACTGCCTGATCCACTGCGTTATTCAGCGATACGGCGCTGGCTGCGAGAATTTCTTCTGACAGGGATTCCAGATTTTCCGTTTTCTGCTCCGCGCAATCCTCAATGCGACCGACGCTCACAGGTTTATCGATGGAATAGCAGATACCGGAAAAATTCTTGTCCACCTTGTCACAACGCTGGAATCCATAAGGCTCATGCTGTCGGATGATGTGGTCGATAATATCGGACTGATTTTCGATCATATGCTGACGTCCGGACGGAATTGTCACACCGAACGACTGCGTTTTTTCGGGGAGTTTGTAGTTGAACGTGTGCGGCTGACGTGAGCAGTTAGCGATGTAGAGCTTCATAAATTTTTCCCACAAAAAAGGGGAGCATTTAGCTCCCCGCATTATCAGATTGAACGTTTATGCGTATTTGGCAGACAACAGGGTGATCCCCTCAGGGCGGAAGTTCCAGCCCGGCGTCGCACGCATGGTATACAACGTGGTCATGCCGCCATCCGGCATAGGGGACGGAATTTCCGTCGGCGCTGCCATATCACAGAACATCACGTTGACGGCCTGCTGGTTAGGTACCAGCGTGGAGAAAATATTGGTGTTAATGGTGTGACGCGCTTCCGGAACCTCAATCGTCGGGTTCGTAACGATGATCAGGTCATTACCACCAGCGCCTTTACCAATCAGCGTGTCGTCCTGGCAGAAAATGATGTCATCACCTGTCGCCTTATCGGCGACGTCTTTAACCATCGTTCCCACCGTTCCGGTACCACCACCAGGACGCTGGTAACTGGTCAGCTCAACAATTCCTGTCCACTCCAGCGCCTTCATGAATCGCTGTGGGCTTAGAATAACAGTCGTTAATGGCTGTCCCAGCAGCAACATGCGGGTTTTCTGGTCAGCAATCAGGCCAAGCATAAATTTAGCCATCTCACCGGAATCCCAGGTGGTATATGAATCATTCCCTTTGCTGTCGTTGCCCAGATTCAGCGTCACTGCGTTCGGGGAGTTGGTGATCCCCTCGTTATTAGCTGCATTCACGCCATACAGCAGCATATTACGCAACATTTGAGCGTGTCCCTGACGGTTAGCCAGGCGCAGGCCTTCAATCAGAGAATAGCCCCAGCGATCTGCTGCATCAGTATCGAGATAGCTGTATTGCGAGCGGGAAGAAATTCGGTAAGTCATCATCCCGTCATAGCCGCCAGAGATACTGGAAGACGGTAACTGGCCCGGCAGAGACTGGCCGACCTGCGCCTGCGAGGTCATGCGCAGATATTTCTGATAGACCATCAAATCACTGGAACTAATTTTTACCGCTGGAGCACCGCCAGCCAGGACTTCAAACGCACCGGAAGCCATGCTCTGTTGCACGATCATTTCCGGCAGCACCATTGACGGCGACACAATAGTAGTCGCAGGAGTAAATGCACTCATTAATTAATATCCCCTTAAATTAAAAACAGGCCGCACGGTTTGCCGATTTCCCAGACAACGTTACCGCCATCCTCTTTTTTCACCGTCAGGTTTCCGTCAACTGAAACCATCAGCAGCTTAATATCCACTTTCGGATTAGCGCCGGGTGATCCCGAATAAACATCAACCATGTTTTTCGTCAGGTCCCACACAAAGCCACTGGCAGCAACGGTGTTATTGCCATCAGCCAACGCAACAACTTCTGCACTGACCGGGAGAGGAATGCGGGCGCCTGAGCCAACGCGGTAATAGTGAACAAAGCCACCCGCGAGATATAACGGCACCGGATTATCCGGCGTGGTAATACCATGAAATGCCTGATTAAAGACCGTAAAGGCGTTACATGCGTTTTGTGTAGCCTGCTTAATTACCGCGCCGTTAACGCTGTCTTTCGCGGGAGCAATGCACTCCATAACTCCAACGCCACCCCATACCGGATCAGTGATTTTGCTGTCCAGTCGACCGGAGCAAAGTTGCAGACGAATTGCCGGATCATCCTGCGCATCCCCCTGCATCAGCCCACGGGATTCGACGTTAAAAAGGCCACCAAATGCTCCACGGTTTTTAAACGGATGAAAGTTAATATCAGCCATTGTTCAGGCTCCCTTGAGTGTTAATTTTTGCCAGACGACGCCCCGGAATTTTGAAGGCACCCAACCAGACGTTCGGATCACCCTGATATTCAGTAATGCGACGTCCGGCTTCGTCGCTGCGGATACGTTTATGCAGTTGCCCCTGCGTGCTCATCATTTCTTTTTCGATGGACTGACGGGCGGCACTGAAAATTGCGTCCTCAAGCACAGCCAGCGTTGCAGAATCCGCTATCGCGCGAATATTGACGTCCTTATGTGCCGGAGAGTGTTTCTGCATAGCGATTAGCGCACGCTTACGGTAGTCCAGCGCATTTTCGCCAGAAAACGGTGCTGGCGCGTTTTTACCGCAGGCACTGAATGCGGAGTCGGCTTTTGCCTGTGCTTCTGCCAGGGCAGAATCATTGCGTTCTTTTTCTGCCTCCTCGTCGGCCTTACGCTGTTCTTCTGCTTCGGAATCAGCCTTTGCTTTCTCCTCAGCATCTTTGTCTGCTGCCTCGTCAGCTTTGGCTTTTTCTTCCGCCTTCTTTGTCGCATCTTCATCAGCTTTACGCTGTTCCTCTGCGGCTTCATCGGCTTTGGCCTTTTCTTCGTCCTCTTTTTTCGCCTGCTCTTCGGCATCCGCCCGCGCTTTGTCCCGCTGTTCCAGTGAGTCCATGCGCGTGACTACTCCATCGATTTTCTGATTAATGCCGCTCAGGGCATCGTTCACCACCCCCTGTAACAGGGCCTGGAGTTCTTCTTTTTTCATCTCGATTTCACCTGTGTTTGTCACTTCAACCCCTGCGGGGATCCGGTCTTTATCCCACACGCCCAGCGAGCCGTGGGCTTTCGTCACCAGGGCGATGTGATCAACAAGGAAAGGAACACCTTCAATTAAAAAATTGGTGTCACCTTCCTGTACTTCCACATTTCCTGATGTGCTGTTGAACACCACCGTCGGGCTTGTCGAAACACCCCCCTCAGTGATTTCTTCAACAATGCTCTGAAGGTAAACACGGCACACTGCCCATACCTCGTCACCCCGGATATACGGCAGCATGACACTACCGACGATCCGCGATTTAAAATCCTCCTCCGTCAGGACTGCGTCATCAGGATGGTTTGCGATAACCGGAAGGCCATTGCATCGCCTTAAAAACTCCTCATTCAGATAGAGCTTTGGATCACGCCAGACGTGCTCTTTCTCCCCGGCGCGATAGGCAAGCCCGGTTCCGGTTATTCGCAAATTCACCAGCCACATGTTGGAAAATTTCACCGGAGACGGTACGGTTCCGTCCCTGATGCGTTCTGCCACTTCAAGTTCTGTTAAACTCACGTTTGCCCTTCTCCGTTAAAAATTCGTCGGGTAGTTTCTGAGGGGCGTAGATCGGCAGAGCATCGCAACTGCAATAAACCTCCTCCCCGGCAGCAGTGATTTCGTCATAAAAACCATATACGGGCTTAATCAGTCCCTGCTCCAGTGCCCACGAATCGCGGAGGAGATAAATTTTCTCGTCGCGCTCTTTGTGGTCCTGTCGGTATTTGTAGCCCGGACGCCGCCAGTTCGAATGCCAGCGCAGAGCAATCGCTCCACTCTGAACAGCCAGCAGATACTTAACGTTGCTTGCCAGCTTATGCCCCTGGTCAATTGCCACCCGACGACTGATAAAATCCATATCCTTCACGGATTTCTGAAACCCGGCCTTCACTTCCCGGCGATCAATTTCGCTCACCCCGTCAGGGGGAATGGACGTAACCCACCCCTGAAAACGCTGTATGGTTTTCTCGATAGCCTGTTCGCGGTTGAGTTTTATCAGGTTGGCACTGGCGAAAATTCGCCTGTCGAGTTCCTTGCGAAACTCAGGTTTCAGTTTTTCAACAGTGATTTTTTTAGGGCCGTCAGGAGGCTGATCCCGTAATGCCCCGCCGTCGATGACAAGACGGCTGTAGATAGCGGTGAGATGTTTTCTGGCTACGGTATCATCAGGGGTTTCTCGCTGAGCGGCTACACGGAGTTTCCGGCACCATTCGAGCAATGATTTTTCGCTATCCCACCCGTGATTTACGTAGTAGTTAACGGCATCCGTCAGAACCTCATACAGCGTTCTGATCCGTTTCTTCTTCCTCACCGCCCGGCTGGAAATTGCCATCAGGCGTCTCCTGCTTCGGTGGTTCATAATTCGCCAGCGCGTCCACATCAATGATGAGTGGAGCTGCGCCATAGGTTTGCGTGGCATTAACAAGGCTTGCCAGCCATTCAGTGACGGCGGCACGGTTTTCAGGATCAACCTGTGGCGACACGGCAGAGAAAAGTGCTATCGCCTGTTGAATCACTTTACTGTCGCTTTCCCGGCGTTTGTCCGGCGACTCCTCCACCAGCTCCTGCCACGTCGCGGTAAATTCACGTCGCCACTGGTAAAACGTGGTTTTATAGTCGTCAGTTATGATGTCCGGGTAATCATTTTTCAGCGACTGATAAAATTCCTCGTTCCAGGCGATGTACTGCACCAGGCGTTCGAAATAATCCATCACGGGTTCAATCTGCTGGCGCACACCATCGATATACTGGCTGATAGCTTTCGAGTCCTCAGTTCCTTCACCGAAACCATTCGAGAAAGCCTCCTCCTTGATGAGAATCGCGGGAACATCGCTACCTGATGCAATATCGGAAATAATGTTGTCGCGGGCGGCATTTAGCGCGCCATCGATGTTTTGTAAATTCAGCGAGGTAACGTCCTCATCTTTCCCGATACTAAGCACACCTTTATTTTTTGCCTCTTTGACATTTTCCCTTTTTCGTCCCGTGGCGGCAGCCATGATCCCGTCAAGTTTCGAACCGTTCTGCACAACTTTAGCCACCAGTACGCCTGCCTTCTGGCTGACGAGATCATTCGCCTCCATCGTGTTGATATAGGATTTCAGGGAATAAAGAACGCGCTGAAACACACTTCGTCCGGTGAATCCGAACGATGAACTCTGAAACTCCAGATAAATCGGTGTGCCGTTGAAGATTTTCAGTGTGCGTGACGGATGCCAGTCTTTCCCACCAATCTTCATTTTTTTATTGGCTTCCTGGAAAAACGGGCTGTTGGGGTTCTGGTCAGTCACCATCGAACCGGAAGCGTTCAACGGGTCCCACGCGTTGATATACACGTCATCTTCTGTCAGTCCGAACGTCGGAAGCGGTTCACGACATGGAACGCTGTCGGTGCCCACGCCGATCGCTGCGGCACCGTAGCAACGAGACAGAAAAAACAGATTTTTAATCTTCTCGTTGACCTTCATACGTTCCCATACCTCCTGAAAACGCCGCACAACCCGCTCGTCAGGATCTGTCTCCACGTTATACTGGCGCGGCTTACACATTGCCATCAGTATGGGTTTTTCGACAAGTTTTCCGCCCAGAGGATGGAATTGCCACAGCTGCTTACACAATTCATAGCCAGTGTCGGTTCCCGGCTTAATTTCTTCAGCCTCAAGAATATGCATCAGTGCTGAACCGAGGCCGCCAGTAATCTCGATCTCTGCCATCAAAAATATCCTGATTTTTTACAACGCCGCGTAATTACCGTGTGCGATGATCAATCCATAGGTATAACAATCGAAAAGGTCATCAGCACGTTTATGCGCGTCTTTGTCTGCCAGGTGGAACCCGGCGATTTGTTTAATGAGGTGGTTTGCGGTGGTACGTTTGAATGAAACGGTCTTGTCGTAAGCCTCCCGGACGATTTTGCACATCCCCTGATAGTGGTAGCTGGATGCCATCACCGCCCGTTCGTCTTTGCCCTTGCTGGTTAGTGTCGATTTAATCGGCGTCATATCCCAGCCTTCGGTTTCCGCCTTCTGGTTGAGGATTGCCCCCATCGCGGCGTCTTCCATAAAAATTCCCTGACTGCCCAGACGCGGACGGCATAATTTCGCGAGGCGCTCGAGGTTGTCATAAACGCCGGGGATATATTCAGGAAGCAATGACGCTTTAATTTGCGTCACATCCCAGTCAATAATCGTCAGTTTTGGCTCGTCCGAATACGTTGACTCATAAGAGAAATACACCACGCCAGTACCATCATTTTCGGTCCCGCCTTTCAGCGCCGTATCCATCACTGCGAAAATCATGTCGCAGTACGGCGGCATCTCAATTGGTTGACCGTCCACCAGCAGCTTATCGACATCGAGTAACGCGTCTTTGGACCAGTCTACGAACTCTGCAAGATATTCCTGCTGCCAGACGCGCGGATCGGATTTTTTCTCCGTTTCCTCCAGTTCTTCTTTCGGAATATACGGATTCGATGAAGTTGGCGCATGGTGCATGACAAATCCCAGGGATTCATCGTGGCATATCGCGTAGAAAAAATTGCTCTCGTCGATACCGTTTGGTGTGGAAAATACCCACGCACAGCCGCGGTAATCGACAAGCGTCGGGCGTATCGCTCGGGGCCAGATTTCCTCGAGCATTTCCGGCGATTTAGTGAATGCGGCCTCATCAATCAGCACAGCGTGATATTTACGCCCACGCCCGGCCAGTTTGTTATTGTCCGTTACCCAAAAGTCGATGCGCCCCCCATTACGGAGAATGATGCGCTTTTCATTTTTTGACTGACTGAGGATCAGCGGTTGCAGAACGGCGCTAATTTCATCCCAGATTTCCTGGTACTGGCGGTATTGAGCGGTAAAAATCCCCACCCTACCCGCGATAAGTTGCCCGGTGGTAGGAACGGCAAATTTCCGCGTAGCGAAACTGGTAGCGATGTTCACCAGCATCACCGTTTTACCCCAGCGACGACCACAGCATACCGCGTGGAAGCGTTCCTCTATTGCCGCCGTCCATGCAGCTATTTGCCCCTCATGAGGTTTTGGGAGGTAGATTTCAATCGACATTATCCACTCCCGGCATCGGCAGAGAGTTGTGGATAATTATTTCGTTATTCTCACCACCCACGCCTTTTTTGAGGTTTTCAATCTCAGTGCGCAGCTTTTCGTTGCGAAGCCTCAGTCCTTCAAGCTCCAGATCATTGCGACTGTCAGTTGCACCACTAGCAGAACCTCCTTTCGTCGCCATTATCAGCTTGATAAGTTCGCGCCGGGCGGCAGCCTTATCCTCCAGCAGGATCTCAACACCAAATTTCCCGAGCTTTGCCCCTGCATATAATTGTCGCGCATCCCCATCAAGCAGAGTGGTATCAGCCATATAAAGCTGTCCCGTTCCCTCACCGCAGCACTTCGGACAATCCGGATTGGGTATGGCGTTATCAACAAAGCCGAGGCCTCCATATTCCGGCTCGGGTTTGCCATCTCTGGAGGCCTGTGCTGCTGCCTTATCGAATTCTGCAATATCACGCCACTGGTAGAGATGATTCTCGCCCCAGCAATAACGGCAGTTAACACGGCGAAATTGTGCCAACTGATTGGGGTCGGCCTGGACAATGGCCATCAACTGACTCACCAGTAAATCTAGGTCTGCGGTATAGCGTTTCTGGTACTGATTGCGGAACCATGAGATAGCCCGATAAACCTTAGGATTTCTTAGGAGCTGGCTGGCAGTGACGTAGGCCGCATTCCCCTCTGACTCGTATCCTGCCAGGCGATATGCCTCAACGAGTTTTCTCCCCTGTGCAACCAGCATCGCAAATTTCGTCTGCTGCTCTGAGATGCCGAATTCATCGGGACAGAACGAAAATTCCTCCGTGTCGCCCTTATTCAGGCACGCATCGGATACTGGCTTTTTTTTCTGAGATTTTCCGTTCTGCTTTTGCGCAGTCTGCGCAGATTTTTTCTGCGCACTTTTTTGCGCAGTTTTGCGCATTTCTGTCTGCGCATTTTTCGGAGGTTTTTTGATGTAACGACGGGCCGTTGCGTAATTCAGTCCCCTTGCTTCACACCATGCCACCGGAGATATACCGGAGCGGGTGTATTCAGCAATATACTCCTGCTGCAACGCCCCCCAGTCCGGTCTGCTCATCAGTTAGTCCTGATTTTTATCCACCCTGAGTAGTTCGCGCAGGGCAAAGGCATCCCCTTTTCTGGCAAGCTTAAACAATGCCGCCCGTAGCTCGGCTTCACCTTTCGCTCTGCCCTTACGGATGGACGCATAAAAATTTCTCGCTCATACAGCCTCGCTTTATGAATAAAAAAGCCCGCTATCGGCCAGTGCGCTGGGTGCGCGGCGGGTGCCGATGACGAGCTTTGGCATTATCGCAGCCCCTCACAGAAGAGCTGCTGTAATGCCTAACCATCCTGATGTTGTTGTGATTTCGCATTAACTAAGTCAATGAAGTCCTGGCACATTTCAAGACGATGACCATGATCATCGACAAAGTTATAACGCCGAAATATATCAATAATTTCATTGGGACTTTTCCCCGCAATATGAGGATATTGTTTTGATTCGTAATTATGTTTCATCATCAAATCTCCAGTCAGTTGGGTATGATTCAGCAACTCTCACACTGGAAATAGCCTTTCACAATGGAGGTATCTATCAATACTCTGGTGTTCCATCCAGGATCTATCAGGGTCTTATGAATGCCAGTTCAAAAGGCCAGTATTTTCACCAATTCATTAAAAATGTGTATCCATACCGTAAGGTAGGCTAACCTTCAGTGGGGGAGAAGAGCATCCCCCACATTCATATATCAACCAGATTAGATAACAGAATTTCATGCCTCTTGGACAATGGCGCCCTTTCATTTTTCAGCGAAATATTCTGCCCTTACAGGAGATCAGTTCTGCAGGCACTGCCGAACACCGTCGACAATTTCACAGACCTGAGAAGCTGTATCGAAAAGCTGGCGCGCCTTATCCAGGCTGACGCATCCCACCAATAAAAAAGGCACCAGTATCGCTACCAGTGCCCATTTCGCCGCAGTTCGCGGCGTTCTGTGTGTCCAGTGCTTTCGACTCATAACTCACCCGGCTATCAGCGTTTCAATTGGAAGTGCGGCCCGTCCTTCAGCGTTTTCCAGTCCCCGCCCCATTCGATGGCGACTCCCAGCTCTGCGGCAGCCTGCTTAAATGCCTGTGCGATTTTCTCGTACAGAGGCCAGTCCCATGACACCTGGCTGCCAACGTAGGCCACAACATCCACCGCATCACCGGTCAGGTGGCGGCTGTTCATGGTCTGGCTCTTACCTTCTGCAACCAGCTGTTTCTGGCGATACTTGCTGCGCAGGCCTTCCGTAATACCGAAATCAACCTCCGTCAGCTCAAGGGCACGGCGAACGACAGCAACCAGCTGTGGTTTGACGCCCCCCAGATTTTTTTCACTGCGACGACTGAATCTGAATTTACCCGACATGCTCACCTCCGGAATGAAAGGATTTTTGAAACGTTCCCGCGTGCACGTATCACCAGCACGCAGAACAGCAGATTAAGCCCCACCGCCAGCCAGTTCGCCGCTAACGGGCGACCACACAGATAGCTGAGGGGCGTAAAGGCATACAGCAGCATCAGCAGCCAGGCCAGCCATGACATCAGCGGTTTGTGTCTGGAGTCACGACGACGATAAAAAAAGAGCGTCAGCACGATAACCGTGCATAACGCCACATTCAGCAATCCGGGAAGGTTACTTAACATTGCCGCCTCCTCCGCCCCGCAGGCGGGAGAACACACCGGACACCAGTGATGCAATATCCTGCTGGTGGATGAACGACAGAATCTTCACCGACACCACTGACACCAGCACTGCACACAGTGCGTCGACAGGTGCACCGTCAAACCCTGTATGCTTTACCAGCCAGGACGCCAGAACCTCTGCCCC